TTGTTGCCTTCAAGGAGTTATAGCCATGAAATGCCTATCGTGTGAATCGCAGGCCGAACTGGTAGAAAGCACCCGAGACATGCCCTACAGCTACAAGGGGCAAGATACTGTCATTTCCGACGTGACAGGCTGCCATTGCGAGAGCTGTGGCGAGGTGATTATGTCGCGTGAGGAGACTGTGCGCGTGAGTGCAGCCATGCGGGAATTTAGTAAGCAGGTGAACGGGGCAATTGTTGACCCTGGTTTCATCGTGCGCGTACGCACAAAGCTGGACCTTGGCCAGAAAGAGGCGTCCATCCTGTTCGGTGGCGGCATCAATGCGTTTTCTCGCTACGAAACCGGGAATGCCAAGCCGTCGCTGGCGCTGGTACAGCTGTTCAAGGTACTCGACCGGCACCCCGAGTTGATCGAGGAATTGAAGACAGCGTAACAGTCTAGCCGGACTGCAATTTCACGCCTGATTTAGGCGCAAAGCCCCCGTAATTGGGGGCTTTTTGCGTCTGTACGCTGGAAGCCAAATAGGCCTATTGCGTACACCCACATGGCAGACCCAATCAAACCGAAAAAGCTACTGAGCGGGCTTGTAAAGTCGATCAGCGCGGCCTCAAAAGCCGCGACCAAGATGATGCTCGGTGAAATCGACATCAACCCACAAATGGGCGGTATGCCGACGTTCGATGCCGACTATGTGGGCATTGAGATGCTACTGGGCTCAAGCCTGCATCCGTCCCGCTCCCGATCTGCGATCTACACCAAGTGGCACCAGATGATTCAGGACGGGCTGATAAGCACCATCCTGCGTCTGCACGTACAAATGGCCCTGGGCGGCCATGAGACCACCGGCGAAACCGTCTTTATCGAGGCCAAGCCCGCCGCCACGCCGGCCGAGGTCAAGCTTGTCGAGGAGCTGCAAGAGATTGCCGCGATCCTCAACAAAAGCGCCCATAGCATTTGCTTCAATGCCTGCGCGTTCGGTGACTCCTACGGCCGGGTGATGACTACCAAAGGCGTGGGCCTGACGCACCTGGAGACGGAAATTGTATTCCCGCCCCTGGTGCAGGCCTATGAGGAGATGGGGCGCACGGTGGGTTACATCGTGGCCCTGGGCCCGAAAATGACGTGCCGGTTCTCGCACCTGGACATGGTGCGCATGAAAATGCCGCGCATGGTGTTCCTGCCCCAAATGCGGGCTATCGAGAACGCCCAAAAGATCAACCTCGAGGCCAAAACGGTCAATGAGTCGCTGCCCCTGCCGGCGATGACGGGCGGATCGTTCCTTGAGGCGTGTGAGGACGACTACGACAACCTGCGCGCGTGCCTGCGTGGTCTGGTAGGCCAGCGTATCGCGGGCTCGATTGACGAGACCATGATCGGCGCCAACCTGTCGGACATGACGATCCAGCAGCAAGAGTCGTTCATGCGGGGTATCGAGGCGATGCTCAGCAGCATGAAGACCCGCGCCGAGGAGCAAGTCGCCTCCGGTCAATACGCCACCTCTCGCAACTTCCACATCCTGCCGACCTTTGGCGACAAACAGCTGACTCAGATTTCATCGTTTCAAGGCACATCCACCAGCGGCACCGGCGTAGGCATTGAAGACGTGATGTTTTTCGCTCGCAAGCTGGCGGGTACGGCGGGCATTGACCTGTCGATGGTGGGCTTTGCCGACCAGCTCACTGGTGGCCTTGGTGAAGGTGGGTTCAACAGCACCAGCAGCCAGGCAGCCGAGCGCTCGAGGATTATCCGTACCGCGTTCATGACGATGGCGAACGACGTCATCGACCGCCACATGCTGGCCAAGTACGGCTTTTGCTGGAGCGACGCCGAGCGCCCCTACAGCATCAATTTCTACGGCTCCATTGCCGCCCTCGAGGCGCAGAAGCAAGCCAGCCGCGAACGATCCATCAACACCAGCGCAATCCTGGTCACGGTGCTGGCGCAACTGCGTGACCTGGGCATGGATGAGAAGACCAACGAGCAAGTACTCGTCAAGGCCGAGCTCGATGACGACTTTGCCAAGCAGCTCGCCAACGGCATCGCCAACGCCAAGCCCCCGGCAGTACCGGTCGGCGGTGGCGGCGGATTCGGTGAACCAGAACCAGCAGACAACAGCAATGATGAGGAGGCAGCATGACCGTGCGCAATCGAACTGAGGTGATCAGTTACAACCTGAATGAGCGCGGGCGGGACTTCACCGGCGTAGACCGTGCGGTAGACGTTGAGGCGGCCATGCGGCTGATCAACGGCCCGGCGATTCAGGAATCTGTCCGTAAGGGCGACATTTTCGGCTTTGTGGGCCACTTCTTTCGCGAAAAGTACGGCCTAGACGTGCCTGAGACCGTTATCGAGAACGGCAAGACGGTTACGCTCGAGCCTGCGGTGAAAACTGTTTTCATCAAGTGCCTACCCGACGGAACGGTACAGCACCAACAGGAATTCTTGCCGACCTCACCTGGTCGCATCGCGCAACGCCTGTACCAGGGCAAAAGCTACGGATTCAGCTCGGTGTTCTACGCCCCTGACATCAACGGCCTGCGCACCCCTCAAAACTATTTCGGCATGGACTTCGTTAAGAACCCGAACTACGACACCAATCGCGGCTATGACGCGATGCTCGACAGCACCAGCGCAGGCGCCATGAGCTCGGGAGGCTACGCCGTAGAGGTGGGCGCAATGATGGATAGCGTTGACCGGATCATGGCCGCCAACGACGCTCACGCCAGCGAGATGAGCACGGCATACATGACCCAGTGCAAGGCCATGGATGAGATGAACGAATTCAATGCGCGACTGCTCGAGGAGAACCGCCGCCTCAAGAAGGGTGTACGTGTTGCGGGCGCGATGCTCGATAGCGCTACACCCAAGCCTGCGCCCGAGGTGCTGGCGCGCGGATTCAAATACGACCCCGGTACCGCTGCTGGCATGCTCGACAGCGCCAAGCGCTTCATGGCTTGCGAGTTGCCCAAGACAGAAACGCCTGAGGAGGAGAAACAACACACCGGCTTTGTGACCAAGTGCCGCGACCTGGTCGATAAAGTCATTGGGCTGGGCTGAGCATGAGCTTAAATCACGACATTGATGGATTCCTGAGCGGACCCAAGGTCAGCGCCGAGCTCGAGATCATTGCCAAGCAGATGAAAACGCTGCAACTGATCAGAGCCGACACCCAGGCGATGGCCAAGGCGCTCGGGAACTTAGCGAACCCATCCGCCCAGTCGGGCCCGGCGCCACGCCGGCGAAGCTCGCCACGAGCGCCAGGCGCCCCGATTGATGCTGGCGGGGGCTCAGGTGGCTCCAGCGATACGAGACCGCCAGCACCGCGCCAGCCGAGGCCGAGGCCTGCACCAGCGGCGAGGGATGAGAACGGCCGTTTTCTTCCCCGTGAAGGGAGCGAACCCCGCAAGTCGCCAGGGTCCAGCAATGGAGGTGGGGGCAGTGGTGGCAATGATCATGGTGGCGATGATGACGGCGGCAAGGAGTCAAAGGGCAGCGGCCACAACTCCGATGCCTTAGGCGCTGCTGCTGAATCGCTCAAAAGTGTCGCCGAGGGCATCAAGTCGGGCGCGGACGGTATCGACCCCACGGTAACGGCGGTCAAAGAGCTGTCCGGTGTGATGCAGCCCGTCATGGGGGCGCTTAAACCGCTCGGTCGGCTATTCGGTCGCGGCACCACCGAGGAAAAGAACCAGCGCGAGTCGGTTTCCTGGTACCGGCGCATCTGGAACACCATCCGCGACAAGAAAGAGGGCGGCACTGGCGGCAGCGGCGGATTGATGGGCGCGATGCTCACCGGTCTCATGAGCGTGCTGAGCCTGCTGCTATCCCCTGTCCGCCTGCTGGGGCGCCTTATCGGCGGCGCCGGTGGTGGCCTGCTCAAGGGGGTAGCCGCTGCCGGTATCGGCCTGGTGCGTGGAGCCGGTCGCGGCATCAGCAAGGTCGGTAGAAGCCTATGGCCTGGCTCAAAAGGCGCTGAGGGTGAAAGCGAGGCTTCAAAAGGCGGCAGCAAAATTGGGCAGGGGCTACGGGGCGCCGGCAAAGGAATACTCAGGCGTATACCGCTGCTGGGTGCCTTGTTTGAGGGTGGCTCTGCTATTTCCTCAGCCATGTCTGCCGATGACTCTAACCTTTCCCCCCAAGAGAACAAATCTAACCGGTGGGGCGGCGTAGGCTCGGGCATCGGCGGCCTGGTCGGTGGTGCTGTCGGTATGCTCGGCGGCCCGGCTGGCGCCATGCTCGGCGGCGTTATTGGCGACAAGTTGGGCGAGATGTTCGGCTCATGGCTATCGACCATCGACCTGAGCAGCGCCGCAAAGAACGCTTTTGCGTTTATTCAGACCAGCTGGTCGGGCCTGGTCGATACCGGCACCAAGGCGCTGGGCGGCCTGACGGACTGGGCGCACGACAAATGGGACACGCTCACCGAGACAACGCACGCAGCCAAGCAGGTTGTCGCTGACACCGGTACCGCGATCAAGAACGGCGGCCAGAACCTGCTGAACAAGGTGACCGGGGGCTCATACAAGGCAGGATCGAATGCCGCGCGTGACCGATTGGTGACGGCCATGGATGACGAGGGGATGACTGACCCCAAATCTAAGGCGGCCCTGATGGCCAACGCGGACCATGAGACCGGTGGCTTCACCAGGAACGAGGAGAACCTCAACTATTCGGCCAAGCGCCTGCTGGAAGTGTTCCCGTCGCACTACAGCAGCCTTGCCGATGCTCAAGCAGATGCGGGCAACCCCAAGGCCATCGCCAACCGAGTCTATGGCGGGCGCATGGGCAACAACGCACCAGGAGACGGATACAACTACCGAGGGCGAGGGGACACGCAGCTCACCGGCAAGAACAACTATGCGGCCATCGGTAAGAAGCTGGGCATTGACCTGGTCAATCACCCTGAGCTGGCCAGTGAACCGCGTTACAGCGCGCAAATTGCTGTGGCTCAGTGGAAGGCCTCGGGCGCCGACCGGGCAGCGGCTGCCGGCGACATCACGGGTGCGCGCAAGCTCACCAATGGCGGCCTCAACGGCTTGGCCGACGTGAATGCAAAGTACGATATGTACCTGCCCGAAGCACAAGCCGGCGAACTGACTCCCGCGCGGCGCGCTGACCAGGTGCGGGTTGCTGGCCCCTCTGGCGTCACGGGCGCCATCAGCTCGACGATGGCCACCGTCAACGGCGCCCCGGCATCAGCGGCAAATGGCACGATTGGCATCATGGCGCCGGCCAACATTCCGACGCTCCAGGTGCCGACCTACAGCGCCCCCAGCAGTGACGCGGGCGCTACGTCGATACCAGCAGCGCCCTCTATCAGCAAACCGAGCGTGCCGCCGACCAGCAGCCCGAGCACACCGAGCGTTCAGGTCTCCATGCCGCTGAGCCAGAACATGGAAGACCGTTCCATCGCTCACGCGGCCACCGGTGGCATCGGCGCCGGCATGGGCTGGCTCAGGTAGCGCCAAACCACGCAAACCGCCGCGCAATGTGGCGGTTTTCGTTTGTCATCATGCGATCAATAGACCGCACGGTGCCCTATGGCCACATCTGACGACGACGCTTTTAACGTAGACCTCCTGTTCAGGTACATCGCGCATTGGGTGGGTACCAAGCCCAAGACCTACCTGGGATCAACCTATGGGGCCCCGACTGAGGACTTGCTGCAAAAGCCGCTCAGTTCGCCCCTGGCTGACGCCTACCTGGCCAAGATGCGCGTCGATCTGCCGGTGATTGCCGCCCTCCCCAATGGGGCAGTGAGCATGAGCATCACCAACGACGGTATCGACCGGCTCAACATTTACATTTCTATCAATGGCGCGAGCGTAAGCATCGCCGACCTTGAGGGTATTTCGCGTGGCGCTTACTAAAGACGATTTTCTACAGGCAGCGGTCAACGAAATCGCCGATTACCCTGACCTTGCCTTGCGGTACCAGATTGGTGACCCGCTGATCCAGCAGCAAATGAACTCGCAGGCGGCCATGCTGGCGCTGCTCAGTGACCAGGTGGATACCACGGCGGCTGAGCCGTTCACCAAGGCCCGCGACGTGACCGTAGAGGCCGATGCAGCGGTTAAGGGGATTCTGCCT